TTCGATAGTCGCAAAAACGAAGTGGATATAGATTGGTTAAACATGCACAACGATATAATGGAGGAACAAAATGAACGACCCAATAAATCCAAATCACTATAAGGACGGCGAGATAGAGTGTATTGACGCTATGGAGGCCAGTATGACACCTGAAGCTTTTGCTGGTTATTGCAAGGGCAACGTAATCAAATATGTATGGCGTTATGAAAAAAAAGACCAGCTAGAAGGCTTGCTTAAAGCTCAATGGTATCTCAATAGGTTAATTCAAAAAGTAGAAGAGCCGTCTATGGTTTCTTTAAAAGATGTTGAAATTGAAGAAATGGCTAGCTCAAATATAAGCCAACACCTCTAATCTTTTTTGTGGAGGTTGATGAAATACTCAGCCTCTACAACAGCTAAGGTCTTAGACCTATTCCTTTTAATAATTACTAATGGTTGATGCTTTCCGCAGTTGGCGGATGCTTGATCATAAGCCTTCCAGATGTTTAAAGACTCCTGGCACTTACACTCAATAGAATAAGGAAAGGCATCTCTTGCCTCTTTACTCATAATTACATCCTCGCCACCAGCACCCATCGATGTTGACTTAACATTCTCTGGATGTATGTCTAGAAGATCTATAAGTTTGTCTCTCACCCATTGTTGGAGTTTGCGGCCTTTTTGTTTTGCTGATTGTGGTTTCATAATATAGTGCTAGGTTGGGTTTTTGAGAGGTATTTACGGAGTTATACGTTACCCTATAGACCCCTAGCGGAGCCTGTTATTTTATAAAGAAGGTTTAGCTGGCTTGCCAGTCTCCGCTGCAGCCATACTTGGTGGTACTTCCGCTCTAGTAGGCGGAGTAAAACCATCTCCCTTCGGAGTTCTAAACGCAACTATCTCATTCGTAGTATCTGGATAGCTAGGATTATCACTTTCTTTTTCAGAAAAAGTACAAAGCAAAGTTTTACCTTGTAGATCTTCTGCGTTAGTAGGTGGTGTATCAAGACCAACAGCAGTAAGCAGGCGTTTAAAGTCAGAAGCTGCGTAGCCTCTAATTAGTTCTTGCTTCTCTGCATCATCGTTTCTATACCAAAGGCTAAAGTATTTTCTAACAATCCAACCATTAAACTTTGGCTCGTTATGTACCTTAACCTCTAGCTTGATACTTTCATTACCAGCGGCTGACATGTGTTTAGTACATTCGCTGATAATACAATTATAATCACCTTTCGGTATATAAGAGGATGACTCCTCTTCCCTAGACTCTACGTTTGTAAAATCAATTCCATCAAAGTCAGACATTATGCTTCTCCTTTAAATCCTAACTTGTTAATAATATGTGATAGGTTAGGTTCCTCTAGGGCTTCTAACTTACCACTCCTGTCCTTAGCGATATAATTAGCGCCAAGAGTTGTTTGCAACCAACGTTCGGTTGACTTATTACCTTTGTCATCTTCGGTATCAAATGTTCTCAAACATAACACTTCATCAAAGAAGTAAGGTATTTGCGTAGGTAGTTTAGCTCCAACCATCATCGGTTGGTAGTGCAACATACCAGTAGCTTCATCTCGTACCTCTTGCTGTTTAGCAATAAATACAACATGTATGGGAAGATCTCTAAATCTACGCATCGTCTTAGTCATTATCTGAATGACCTCGCCATACGCTTTTCTAGGATCCTTTCTTTTCTTCAACTCGTTGCCCAGCACAATCTCTGACATTTCTGTCACGCTGTCTAAACAAACGGTATCGTAGTCTAACTTGCCACTTTCTAATAGCTGTGCAATTTCTTCTATTTCAGCTGCTTCTTTGACTTCAATAGCAGTCACATTCTTAGCGTCTTTAATAGATAGAAGTCCAGCTTCCATACTTACAACAAGGGTCTTTCCAGGTACGGTCTGACAAAGAGTTGTTTTACCAGCTCCAGAGATTCCGTAAACTAGAAGTTTAGCACCTTGCATTTCGACCAAATCGCTCGGGCTTTTTATACGACTTATAATATCGCTCATATCATTTCTCCTAAAGATAAAATAATAGTATACAGATAAAAATATTGACTGTATACTTTTAGTTCAAAATAAATTTATACAAAAAGCAACTATGAGCGAAGTCAATAAAAATCAATGGAAAGTGAATTATTTATACAGGCTTAGGCAAATAGCTGATAAAGGACTTGAACCTTTATATGCTAACAGGCTGGAGCCAGAATACAAGGAGAGAGAAGTGGAAAGGATTAGTTTAAAAAGATATATAGAATTTATAGGAAATTCTGGAGCAGCAAAATTATTTGAATGCTCTGAAGCAACCGTCAAATCCTGGAGGTATGATCGAAGACAACCTTCAATTAAACAAGCAAAAAAAATAATTAAAGCTGCTAATGGTAAGTTAGATTTTGAATCTATTTACGGCTCTTTAGAAACTACATTTGAAGAATAGTTTAAGTGTTCAACGTCAAGGCAACAGCAGAAGACTCTGCGTTGGATCTAGCGCTTGCTTATGCGGAATCTGGTTTTAGTGTAGTACCTTTATTACGCCATAACAAAGTTCCTCCCAGAGAACTCGGAAGCTGGGAAAGATTTAAAAGCGAACAACCAACGACTTTAGAGATAACTAAATGGTTTCAAGGCCGCGATGATTTAGTCGTAGCTTTAGTGACTGGAAAGTTTTTAGTTATAGATGCAGATACTCCAGAGGCAGTCACGTGGGCTGCTAACAATTTACCTGTTACACCTTTAAAGGTAGCTACTGGTAAAGGTATGCACTATTACTATAACAACCCAGAAAATTTTACAACTTATGTCGCTCGCAGGATTGCTGGTTATGACCCAGCAAAACTGATTGATATAAGAGGCGTCGGTGGCTTGATTATCGCCCCCTATAATATTCATGCTACTGGCGCCATCTATGAACCTCAAGTAATACCAGGTTGGGAATTGCATGATACAGGTGACTTGCCAGACTTCTCTCGCGAAGATTGGGTAAAGGTAACTGGCGCAGACAAGATTAACGGCAAACCTATAGCGACACCTCTCTCCCTTGAAGCCGCTGCAGAAGGAAGCCGTAATGATACTGCAGCTAGGTTGGCAGGTTATCTGATTGCTAAAGGATTGAATACAGACTTCACTCAATTCTTTTTGCAATCTTGGAATAGAAGCAATAAACCACCTTTAGAAGATTCAGAGATAGCTACAACAGTTAACTCTATTATGAAAACCCATGAGCGTAAGAACCAAGCTGCTCCTAGTTATATATCCAAGAACAGGGTTATCAAAGAGCCAGCAGAGTTGTATAACCCTCCAGGAATTATTAAAGACATCTACCAATATTCAGAGCAGATAGCTCAGATATCGCAGCCAGCTTTAAGTTTACAGTCAGCGTTAGGTGTTGGATCTGTGGCTGCTGGTCGTATGTATAAATCAGATATGAATAACTTTTCGTCTTTGTATTTCATGTGTATTGCTAAGTCTGGTCAAGGTAAAGAGAATACCAAGACAGTTATTGAATCTGTATTAGATAACTCTGGCCATATAGATTTAATGGCTGGAGATGGTTATACATCAAGTGGAGCTGTTTATAGTTTGTTGCGACATAAACCAACTCACATTACTGTAATGGACGAGTTTGGTAAAAGATTAGAAAGTATAGCCAAGTCATCTAACTCTAATAAAGAAGACGCCCTACAAGCTCTCATGGAAGCCTGGGGCCGTTGTCACGGTACTATCAGACCTGATAACTACTCTCTTATGAATATGTCTAGCAAGCAACAGCAAGAAGCTATGGATAGATCAACAATTAAACCAGCTATAACACTTATGGGTATGAGTGTTCCAAAGAATTTTTACGGTGCTTTATCTACAGGAAGAATTGTAGATGGATTTTTAAATAGGTTTATTGTTGTTGAGTCCAAGCTTCCTAGAGTTGTAGGCAAGATGGTGCCATTTAGAGAACCTTCTCACGCTATATGTGAATGGGTTAGAAAGATGCGAGAGACTAGAAATGAAATGGAGGAGCTGGCTAAGAACAATTCAGAGTTAGACTTTAAACAACGTGTGCTTACCTTTGATAACGAAAGCAAAGACTTATTAACCAAGCTTGCATACAAACTAATAGAAGAACAAGACGCCTTAGAAAAAGATGGATTAGAAGTATTGCTGTCTAGGACTAGAGAAAAGGCTATGCGATTAGCTTTGATATGTGCTTTGGCTGATGATCATAATACCAATATTATTAGAAGCGATATAACTAAGTGGGCAATTGATTATGTGTATTACTACGATCAACTACTTGTAGATAACTGTGAAGACAAAGTTGCAGGCTCTGAGACAGAGAGCAAGATAAAACAAGTGTTGAGCTTTATTAGATCCCAAGGAGATATAGGTATCAGTAAGCGTGATATAGATAGGCGTGAGATATTTAGAAGTATGAAGTCATACGAGGTAAAAGAAATTATAGAAAGACTGAAGAACTCTGGAGAAATCCAAGAAAAAGATGTTAAGACCAAAACAACAGGTAGGCCAACAAAACGTATTGTTGCTATTGATCCTGAGTTCTTTGATGATTAAAGGAGTGGAATATGAATCCAAAACCAAAGATGGAAACAATAAGCGACCAGAAACGCGAGGAGCGTGTAGCTGGTTTTATAGAAGGATTATGGGATGTTAGGTGCAACAAGCTACCAGTATCGTACGGACTAGATTACTGGTGTGAGAGTAGTGATACCTGTTTCTGGTTAGAAGTTAAATGTCGTAGCTTTGGTATAGATAGGTATGACACTTTACTACTTAGCACCTCTAAATTAAGAATGGGTGCAGCTTTATCTTTAGCTACTGGCCATCCTTTTGTCCTAGTGTTCGCTATGACTGATAGTGTTTACTCGCATACCTGGAAATCAGGTAAGGAGTATGACGTTAGATTCGGTACGATAGCAGAGCCTATCTATGAAGAAGACTCAGAGCCGTATGTGCATTTAAGTAAAGATGAAATGACTTGTCTATCAGAACATCCTCTAGGATTTGATAGAGAAGAAATGGGTCTAACTTATAATAAGAAGAGCTAGGCTATGTTAGAAATTCTTTGTGCTATATCAAGGTTTGCATCTGAATCGCCTAAAAGGCTAGGACTCATTATCCCAGATGATTGTGCTGGTACAGGAGATATTTCTGGTAAATCTAATTGTGTTGTTAATTTTGGAGGTTGTTGTGTTTGAATTTGTGTGCTTAGTTCTTCTGTTATATCTCCTAGATTAGCTTCATCTATAGCTTCTTCAGCAATAGATCCTAATGCTTCGGATCCTTCTACAACAGACTGACCTATAGATATGGCTGGGAATAATCTTAGGGCATCTCTAAATGCTTGCATTACAATACTTACGCTTTCTTTATCTGCTTTGGCTAGCCTTCTTACAACTGCTGGATTTCTCATTACAGAACCCATAACTCCTAGTTGAACTAATGTAGGTAACATCGCCACGTTAAATGCGTTAACCGCAACAGCTCCAGCTATTAAAGTACCAGCTCCTCCACCTTCAGCAGAAGTCATTACTCTTAAATCTCTAACTAAATTACGCAAACCTTTAATAGACTCTTTACCAAACATTTCATCTAGTACAGCATCTCCTTTTGCGTTTAAGGCTCTTTCTAATGCCTCTGGGTTAAATACTTCATCCACTCTTTTACCAGGACCAACAGCAAGATTTAGTAAGTCTCTCATACTGTCTTGTTGTATTTTTTGAAATGTATCTGCATCTACTACTTCTTTTATTCTCGCAATATTACTTGCTTGGCCATTTCTAAATAACGTACTTACAATTTCTTCTGGATCTGCTGATTGTATTCTTGATAATAGCTTATCTGTTTCTACTAGGTGTTTTGCGTTTTCAGCATCTACTAGCTTAGTAACAACATTTCTAAACTCTGGCATTTCTAATCTTTCAACAATCTCAGAAAATCTTTTAGCATCTAATCTAGTATTAATCTTGCCAAAGTCTGAAAGAATAATTTTTAAATCTGGAATATTGTCAAACAAAACATCTTTGGTTGAACCAAGTTTATCGTTTATAAATTTAGCAAAAGATACTGGATTAACATTTCCAAGATCATCTACAGAGTTGGCTAGTGCTTCTCTTAATACATTCTTTTGTAATTCAGATTTTACTTCTACTCTGGTTGGATTATCTAAAGCATTTAAAACCTTGTTCAAGGCTGTAGGATAATCTTTTCTGATGACTTGAGTATATATTTGATCCACGTCAAAAGCGTTTGAGGCTGCCTCTTTTCTTATCTTACTTACTACAACATCGTTAAAAGGTTTGATAGCTTTTTGATAATCTGAGTTGTAACTTCTAATCATTTTTGCAGCCTTTGATATATTTGTGGCAGCATCCTCTTTATCAATTGGACCTCTAATTTTTAAAAAAGAATTTCCGTCTTCCATTTTTTTAAATATATCAGCTATCTCTCTTTCAACTTTATTTAAAGCAACTCCTATATCTTTAACCCCAGCGCCAGATGCTCTTTTTACAGCAAGTATAGAGCTTCTTAAATTGTTTAAAGCTTCAATAGACATTTTTCCTTGCGAATCTTTTAATATCTTTTGTAGAGCTACTATTGGATTGGATGGTACTTGTTCAACCGCAGACTGTAAACCAAGACCAGGTTGTTTTTTTACTAGATTGTCTAGCTCTTTTGCTAAAGCTGATAGGTCAATATCTACTCCTCCATATACAGCATCTAAATCTTTAGCTACTAAAAAGCTGTCTATACCTCTTGATCTTTGAACAAAAGTTCCAGCAGCAATCTCGTTTCCCGCATCATCTAAAACAATACCAAACTGGTCGTCGTAAATATTTTTTAAATCATCTCTTATCTTTTGGCCAATACCAATTCTATCTGGTCTTAGTGTAAATGCTCCATCATCTATTTGCTGTATAGCATTTTTTACATACTCTTGAACATCTTTGTTTGTTTTTGCAGCGTCGTCTGACATTTGTTTAATAAGATCGTCTACTTGTCCTTTAGTTAACTGACCAGTTTTAAAGGCGTTGCCAACAGCTTGAAGATCTAAAGTCTCGTCGTTTAAATTTTCTAAAAACTTTTTAAGTCTTTCGTTACCATATTGTATTAATTTTTTGTCTCTTTCAGTTCTACCAAATACAGTTTCAGCTGCTGCTTGAATACGTCCAGGAATGGATCTACCCAAAGCTCTTTGCGATACAGCTGCAGCAGTAAATGAACTAATCGTTCCGTCTGCTTGTGCTTTTAGAATATCGTCAAAAGTTGGCATTCTACCTAATCTATTTCTAAGTAGTTCTACTTCTGCAGGATCTGCTCCTTGGGCTATAGATCTTGATATATCTATATCTACTATAGGGGCTTTCCTGCCAAGCAAGGCGTGTAAGGCTGCGCCTCCGCCCTCAAATAAACCTTGACCTATCCCTCCAATTGCAGCTTCAGTCAATGCTTCTCCACCAACCTCGCCAATTGTTTGTTTTTGTAATCCTCTTACAGTCTCTATAGCTTCCTCGCCTAGTTGACCTCCTCCAGAACCTATAGCTGCAGCCGCACTTCTTGTAAGTCTGTCGCTTTTTAAAAATGGCTGTAAAGTTTTTAGCAATCTGCCATGTGGAGATAAGGCTGCGATTGCTCCCGCCAATGGTCCAAGAGTTCCGCCAAAGTCTGCAAAGTCTGCAAAAGAAAAACCTTCCTCATCTATAACAATATTTTTATTAGATATTTTATCTTTATCTAACATACCTTTTGAGGATAGTCTTTTTTGTCCTAAAGGAGTGATTGCTAGATTGCCTCTAGTATCTCTAATAAAACCATCTGATCCAGCATACCTTTGCAATACGCCTTCTTTTTCTTCTATATTATCAGCCATATCTAGCTGACCTCTTAAGAATGAACTTTGTATACCAGTCTTATAATCAAAGTCCTCTTCTTCAATTATTTGAGCAGTTCCCTCTTTGGCCAGATATTCCCTGACTGTTTGCATGGCTTTTTCTTCTTGTCCAGGCTCACCCTCAACTTCGATAATTCTGCCATCTGGTAATTCAATTTCATATATCATATTTTATCTCATCTGCAAACGAACTCTTTGTCCGTCTGGCTGAGTTTGTTGCGCTAAAATATCAAACCTGCTTGGTACTTTATAACCAGCATTTTCAAATGGTTTTCTTGCGGCTAAATAATTTTTGTATGAATTGTCCTTTCTTTGACTAGCTCTTTTTAAAGCTAGGTCTAATTTTTGTAATACAGTAGATTGATCTGCACTCCAATTAATAGCTCCTATTAAATTAGCAGCAACTTGTCTATCTAGGTTAGATATGGTTCTTCCAGACTCACCTGTAAGTTCTTTAATATTACCGTTAATAATATCGTTAATAAGATTTTTTGCTACTTCTCTTGTTGTTAGCTCAGGATCTTTTCCTGGTAAAAAGGCTACAGCTTTTCTGTAATATTCTTGCATTAAGGGACCTAATCCAGTTACATCACCTGTTCTAACTAAGGTAGCAGCTTCATTTATAGCTGCAATAACTGCATCTGAAGTGTCATACTCAAAGGCAGCGTTTGATAAATCGGTTTCATATTCAGCTTGTTTTGTTCTGAAATCTTTGCCCATATCTAATTGTTTTTTGATGTATTCCTTTTCTAAATCAGCTGTAGCTTGTGCATCAAGTTTTTCCATTTGAAACTCTCTTTCTGCAAATGCTTGCTCTTCCGCAGCTCTTTCTGCTGCAGCTGAGGCAGCTCCTGTTGCTAAACCTTCAGCCATACTGTCAGAGGTGGCTAATCCAGCTGATATGTTTCTTATTAATCTTATGAAGTTAGGGTTTTGGAAAATAGTAGTTTGAAATGTTTTTTGTTCTTCTGGCTCTGATTCTATTAATTTATCCACTTCATCTTTTTGTTCTGTTTTATTTTTAGTAATAACTTCGCTGTTTTTAACTTGAACAGTTTTTTCGTCAGTAACTTTTTTGTCATCTACAACAGAAGAATCTTTTGGTTTTGAAGTTTCTACTTCTTCTAACGCAGTTGCTATTTCATCAGGAGTTGTTATAGCTGCATCTTTCAGTCCCTCTCCAGCAACTAAAGTTGTTCCTAAAGCCGCTGTTCCAAGAGTAGCTTTTCCTAATCCAGTAATTTTATCTGCAGCTGTTACTGCAGATGCTACACCGCCTGGAGTTACAGCAAAATCTGTAGCAGATGGTTTATAAAACATTTTACCAACTCCAGAAACTCCAGCTCCTACAGGCCTTCTTAACAAAGCAAGAGATCCAGCTGTTAAAGCTGTATTAATTAGTCTGTCAAAACCAGAAGCTTTTTCCATATTTAAAAGAGCTTCTCTAGGAGTTCTTCCCATATTCATATCTATAGGTATGAGCTTATCTCCTTCTTTACCATAAAGCTGACCAGTATCATCAGAGACTATATCCATTAATTCTGTTTTTCTAGCACTCATTAAAGTAGAAGCTAAAGGATCTCTACCTCCACCAACACCTGCACCAAATCCTGTTATTTCTGATCTAGTTATACTTCTGCCTGGATCAACAACAGTAAAACTAGGGGTCGCCTCACCACCCTCTTGAAACATTTTTCTTTGCAATATATTCATTAGCCTGTTGTTGTTCCTGTTGTTGTTTGAGGCTGTCCATATCCATAAGGAGCCTGGCCTGGCATTAAACTAGCGTAAGCTCCTAAACCTGCAGCTAAACCTTGTTGTAAAGGATCTATTGGCATGCCATAAGTTTTACCAATTTGAGTTTGGCCTGATTGATACTGAGGAGCAAAACCTTGCATAAACTGCATTGCCTTCATCGGATCTTGTCTTCTTTGTTCTGCATAGTCGTACTCTCTGCCGTATTGAGTTTCCATTAGCTCTCTTGGAAGTCTACCTAGATTCATTAATTCTGATCTTTCATCTCTTCCTAATTGCTGATAGGTTGATCCTAGTCCACCTATTTGACTTCCGAAGCCAGCCATTCTGCCTCCTATTCCGCCTAACTGCTGTCCATATCCTGCTAAAGAAGAACCAATACCTCTGGCTAAGTCTCCTCTTTGTTGTCCTAAACCTAATATATCTCCAGCATATCCACGTCTTGCTCCTGCTAAAGTTTGTCCATATCCTGCTTCTCTTTCACCTGCTCTTTCAAGAGCTTGTCTACCAAATCTAGATTCTTCCATAGCTCTTTGTTGAGCAGTTCCAAATCCTTTAGAACGTATGCCAGCCAAGGCTTCTCCTAAACCTCTGCCAAGTGCAGATCTTCTTTCTTCAGCACTTAGCCTAGCTCTAGAACCAAAAGCAGACTCTCCGCCTGAACTTATATCTCTAGCTCTTTGAGCAATATCAGCTTTCTCGCCTTGTTTAAATACGTCATCTATTGTTTGTTGTACGACTTGTTGCTCAAACGGATCGTAATAAGCAGCTGTTGAACGTGGGTCAAATCCTCTTAATGAAGCTCTTTGGTAGTCTCTAGCAGATGGGCCTTGTCTTCCAAGACTGCTCATCAAATCTCCAAGTCCTGCTCCATATTGTTGCTCTGCTTGCGCAAAGTAAGGCTGTTGTAATTGTCCAGACCTTCTGGTTGCTCCTATAGCTTCGTCTAATAAGCCTCTTTCTTCTCCGAGCATTCCCATTCCGCCAAGGATAGCTCTTTCTTGGGCTTGTAAGTATGGCTTGTATCCACCAATACCGCCGTAAGCTCCCTGGATACCAGCAAGCTCTAAAGGAGACAGACCAGCTGTTTTCCTCATTGTTGGCCCTTGATCTAGATAGCTTTGAGCAGCTCTTCTTGATCCTGCTATTAAACCTTCATAGTCTGGAGAACCAAAATAAAGTTCTCTAACATAAGGATCAGATATAACCTCTCGTCTTGATATGTCTTGTAATACTGGATTAACTGTATTAGCCATTATATTGCCTCAAAAATATTCATTAGTTCACGCATGTTTTCTACGCCTTTTTTTCTAGAGGCTTTACCACCTTTGACAAGCTCTATACCTGATTTTGTTTTATTCATACCAAAAGCGCCTGCTCCACGTGTAGCTTTGGCAGTCATTACAAACTCACCATCACTTAACATTGCTGGTATATCATCTGAGGTACCTGTTCCAGGACCTGCTGACTCACCACCATTACGCATATCTAATTCTTTAATTGCTGCGCCACCTTGACTAAAGTATTGAACTGGACCACCCATATTAAATTTTAAGGACTCTTGAGCGGCTGGTAAACCAAACTCTTCTCTAGTTCCACCAGTACCTAAAGCTTTAGATAAAGAATATCTACCAAGAGAATCCATTGTTACTGCTGGAGTTGCGGCTAATCCACCCATACGATCTTTAGCAGAGTCGTATGCCATTTTACCTAATAGAGCTGATATACCTGCAACACCTAAATTGCCCATACCTCCACCAGAACCTCCTCCGCCAAGGAATCCTCCAAGACCGCCTCCATCTCTAACAGGATCGGAACTTCTACCCTTTAGCATATCTTCTATTAATCCAAGTCTGCTTTGTCCATCAGTTCCACCGCCGAATAAATTTTTAATATCAAAGCCGCCACTAGATCCAGGAATTTTTAATTTTGCTCCTGCTTGAATCATATTAGCATCTTTAATTCCATTAGCTTCCATTAAAGCCTCTACAGTAGTTCCGCTTTTTTTAGCTATTTCGGTTAAGTTATCTCCAGGTTGTATTTCGTATTCTGTTCCTTGACCAGTTCCAAATACATTACCAAATAACCCTACACCATCTTTACCAGGCATAACATACTCGTAACCTTTTCCTATTGTATTGCCAAATAAACCTACGCCGTCATCGCCTTTAAATAAAAATTCTCCCGCTCTATCTTTTAAACCGCCAATACCTTTGCCTAAGTTTC